GTGTAGTCGATCGAGACTTGCCCCGCTCCCGGTCCGGATGGGACGATCGTCTGAGCCACCGCGTTCTTGTAGACGGTGATCGTCCCGGAAACGGGCTTCCGGATCTGACGGTCCGTGTTCACCGATCCGGAGGTGTAACGCTTGACCATCTGGTACGTCGCCACGCCGGTCCCGACCCCCGTGCCGAGTAGCCCGACCGTCGACGTCGCGGAGTAGTCGCTCCAGTCCTTGAAGCGGAACCCGTGGCCCATCCCGCGGATCGCGAGGAAGAACGCTTTGAGCGTATCGAGTTCCGTCTGCGGACGGTTCAAGAGCGTGACGTCATAGACGTGGCGCGGCGAATCCCAGTTGATGTTCCGCGATTCGTAACCGCTCGCCAGCTCGGCGACGTCCGTCGAGAACATCGGCCCGCCTTCCGCCCCGAGCGCGATCGCGTCCGGGAACCGCGGCGATTCATAGAACGCCATCAGCCGTTCCTCCGGCTCGCGCGCGCGACCGCGCGGCCCGCTTCCGCCGCGATCTGCATCGCAGAGCGACGATCCTGATTGCCCGAGAAGTTCAGATTCACGACGGTCTGCCCGGACGCCACGACCGTCGCGCCCGTGCGTCCTCCGAAGACGGCCTCCGCCCCGGATTCACCGACGATCCCCCACTGCCCCGGGGGAATGAACCCGCCGCTCGCGAAGCCCCCTGCAAAGATACTCTCGAAGATTTTCGAGAAGAAACCCGTGAAGCCGGCCCCCGACTTCGCGAACGAATTCGAGATGTTCTCGAAGAGCGAGCCGAGCCCGCCTCCGCTCCCCCCGCCCTTCGGATTGAACGATTCCGTAATCGCCTCGATGAGCGGCTGCGTAATCAGGAGACGAGTGATCAGCTTGATGAGGTCCTGCTCTAGGCCCTTCAGGATATCGGAAGCCCCCTTCCCGCCCGAGATCGCCTCCTCGAAGGCCGACGTGAACGTCAGGCCCAGTTCCCTCGCGGCATCGGACGCCGCGCGCGACTCCTCCGCGATCTTGTCGAGCCGCGCTTTGTTGACCGCCTGCCCCTCCTCCACGCGTTGATCTTCGAGCGCCTTCACGTATGCGTAATAGCTCTCAGCGTCTTTCTTCAGGAGGTCGGTCGTCTCCTGCTGATTCGCGAGTCGCTCCCGGTTCGCTCGCTGGCCGGCTTCGATATACGCATCGTTGACGGCCTCGCGACGCGCGAGCAGGCTCGCCTCGTCCTTGTCCATCAGGGCTTTCATTTCGCGCTGCGCGTCGGAAACCGCTTTCTTGCGATCCTCGACGTCTTGGTTCGCGTTGCCGCTCGTCTTCCCGCGGATGACCGGAGGCCCAAAGTCGAGTTCTCCCGGCTTCGCCGTCGTTCGGAGTTTCCGCGCGATCGCCTCCCGGTTGAACTCGATCTTTTTCTGGACGTCGGCCATCTCCGCGTCGAGGTTTGCGATCGTCCGCTTGTCCTCGCCGCGACCCAGCGCCCGCTCGCGCTGCTCCCCGAGCTTCGCGAGCGCCTTCGTCAGTTGATCCACGCGATCTACCGGACCGCCGGAAGCGGACCATGCGAACGCCTCCTGAATCGCGGCTCCGCCCCCGAGCTTGTTCACCGCGAGGATGAGCGCATTCACGTCATCGAGTAGATCTTGGAGCCACGGGACGGAGAAGTTCGCCACCGCGATCTTGAAGACCTCGAAGGATTCGCCAAGCCGCTTGAAGTCTTTCTGGAGCCGCTCCGCCGCTGCCGCCTGCTCGGTCGTCGTCAGGATGTTGAGCTTCCCCGCCTCCGCGAGATCGCGGAAGTATGGGATCGCCTGCGCCGCCGATCGGCCGGCGAGCTTGACCGCGTTCCCGATCGCGATGGTCGGGTTCTCCGCCTCCGCGATCGACTTGGCGAACTCGACGAAGAGTTCATCGAACGATCGGAGATTGCCCTGCGCGTCCCGGATCTTGATGTTCATCGCCTCGAATGCGGCGATCATCTCCTTATTGCCGCCGGCCGCTTTCGCGACGCTCTGGGCGAACTTCCCCGCGACTCCGGTCACGGTCTCCATGCTCGTGCCGGAGATGCGCGCGACCTGGGCGAGGCCGGAGAGAGTCTCGACGGTCAGCGACGTCTGCTCGCTCAGGTCGTCCAACATCGCCTGAGCGTCGATCCCGCTCTTGGTAAAGTTCACGAGCGCGCCGACGGCGACGCCGGCTCCGATCGCGCCTAGCGCGGCGGACGTCGACGCCACCGATCCCTTGAGCCGCGCCAGAGATCCCTCGACGGACGCGAAGGCCGCGCGCGTCTCGTCGCGCGCTCGCAGTCTCAGTTCGGGGTCAGCCATTCGGAGTCCTCCGGAACTTCAGTTCCTGGTCGATGATCTGGGCGAAGCGACGCGTGGCGATGGATCGCATCTTAGCGGAGAGCACCCGGCGCACGAACGACTGGGGAACGCCGGGCACGTAGATTTCCGAAATCGGGTAGTCCGGACTATCCCCGGGATTGATCCTGGATCCGCGACCGAATCGCGTTTTGACGATCGGCCAAGTCTGCGCCGCAGGTCCCCACGAGCGGATCATTACCGCGGTTCGCCCGTATCGCTTCCGGAGGAACGCGTGAAGGATGAGGCCGCGGATCCCCGGAGCGGTCGATCGCACGCCCCTAGCCGTCTCCGTCGAGCGCCAGAGGCCCGCCGGGATACGCTTCGTGCGCGACGCGATGAGGCGCGCCGTCAGCGTCGCGCGGGTCGCCTTCCGGAAGGTCAGGGCTTTCTTCGCCTGCGCGATCTTCAGGACCGGAGAGAGGTCTTTGGATATCTCCCGCGCCGCTTCCGCCCCGACGGTCGTGAGCGTCCGGTTCAGCGCGCGGACGATGACGCCCGATTGAAGGTCCGCGCGAATCGCTCGAAGCTGAACCTGTAGCGCCTCGGGGTTAAATTCGACGTCGACCCGCATCTCATCTCCTCATCGCCTCTCCGCGTCGGAGCGCGTCGAAAGTTCGGATCCGCTCGCGGAGAGTCATGACGAGGTGTACGATCAACGGCACGTCTCCGGTTCCGCCAAACATCGCGAGCGCGGCCGGGATCCGCTCGGGATTCCACCCATCGCAGAAGTCCCAGACCCGGAGGACGAGATCGCCGATCGGATCGAGCGCCGGAGCCCCGGCTCGATACTCCGCCGGAGAGAGCCCGAGGACGCGCGCGCCGGCATCGCCGTTCAGTTCCCAGTCGACGCGCGCGATGAGTTTTTTCGGGCCGACTCCCATTTGGCCTCCTCCTCCCGCTTCCGCCCGAGGAAGTAGAGGATGAGCTCATCGGACCAGTCCTGACGGAGATCGACGACCATTCCCTTGAGGCTCGGGTCGAATGGGACCTCGTCGTCGCCGGGAAGCCCGAGATCCGACTCACGGATCCCGGACCACCCGGCGATCGCCCCGACGACGATGCGACGCTGGCCCGCCGCATCGTTGATCTGCCCCGTCTCCGCCTTGACCGCCGAGTAAGCCGCGCGCCAGTCGAATGCCATCGGGACGAGCACGATGAACTTCGGCCCGTCCACGATCTGGAACTCCGCGCGCCGCGCCTCGATGATCGCGGCCTCGATTTCCTTCGCGGATCGCGTCATGCGGTGTAGTAGGTCGGGACGCCGGCCATCGAGATCGTGAACGGCGTGACGACTTTGTCCTGCGCCGATCCCGTCGGGACGCCCGTGAATCCGATCGTTCCGACGAAGACGGCGATCCGGCCGTTGGAGAACTTGAACTTGATCGCCCGCTTCGCTTTGAGGATCGACGCGTTCTTGAGCGCGATGAAGCCGGCATCAGCGGGATCCCAAAGGCACGAACCGGAGTACTGGATCGCGTTCGCCGCTCCCGGGATCGTCTTCTTGATCGCGTCGTGGATGGTCGTGTAGTCGATCTGATCGAAGTCGCCGCCGGACGTCGAGAGGTCGGTCACGAGCGCGAGAGTCGTGCCGAAAGTCGGCTTCTGCGCGTTACCAGAGACGAAAGTGCCATATCCGGTCGCGTCCTCGCCTTCGAGCACGAACGTATTGCCGACCGTATTGACGGCCGACACCCGGATGACGCGTTCATCGAGCGCGGGCATCCCGACGATCGAGGAGAGATAGGCATAGTCGCCGGTCGCCCAGTCGTCGGTGCCGCCATAGGTCGCCGTCGATGTGCTCGTAGCGGTGATCGCCGAGAGCGCGTTTGCCGTCGTGATCGCGGACTGAACCGTGACCTCGACGTTAGACCAAAGGGAGGGAGTAGGCATTAGAGTTGCTCCTCAGAGTAGAGTGTCCGGCGCATTCGCCGCTGTGAAAACTCGGACCCGGTAGCGGATCCTCATGACGCCGTGAGGCTTTTCGGCCTCCCCGTCAAACTCGGTGTCCATCCCGACGTATATCGGCTCGACGTTCACGCCGGCCACGGTCAGGATGGAAGAGAGCGCCGTCTCGACTTCCTTGGCGATCGCGTCGAGTTCGTCGTCGAGGTCCGCGGACTCCTCCACGTACGCACTGACCGCGAGGTCGATGTTCCGCTCTTGAAGAGCCGGCACGTGGATCGTTGACGGCGAGGTCTCCTCGACGGGCATCTGGACGCATAGGCCCGGGAGATCGGCGACGGAGAGCGGGTAGACGCGGGAACGGAAGACGCGATTCTGCGTGGTCGTCAGTCCCGTCAGAGCGGTTACGATCGCGTCACGTACCTGCTTTCTGACGTGGTCCGCCATCTACGTCGCCCGGAGTTTCAGGTTGACCATCACGATTCCGTTCGGCTCGGCATAGACGATCGTGTAGCCGACGCCGCCGACGGATAGCGTCTTCCCGGACGGTTCGGCCGCGACATCGGACGCCTTACACCGGAACATCGGAGTCGTCCCGCGAACCGATGGACCGGAGAACGTCTCCACCGGGTCGTTGAAGAAATGCCCCATCACCGGCCGGGAGCCGTCATAAATCGCCTCGACGACTCCGATCGAGTTCGGGTCGAGGAAGTCGTCAAGGGGCTCGACGAAGCTCACGCCGCGATCCTCTGCTCGAATCCTTCGGTTAGGACCTCGAAGACCTGCCGCGCGCCGATCGCGGCCTGACACTTCGCCGCGCCGGTCTCGGCGTCGACCGCGCAGTGCTCGAAGGTCCGGTGGATCCGATGGCACGGGTAGCAGGGAACCGCCGACGCCTCCATCCCGACCGTATTGACCCAGTCGCGGGTCAGGTTCGCGTGGGACGAATGCGAGAGGAGGACGACTTTGCGCATCGGCTCGAAGGCCACCGCGTTCGCGATCGCGGACTCGGATCCGACCACCGCGTCGGCGAGCAAAGAAAACGCGAGCGCCTCGCGGATCCCCCACTTCAACCCGACGACCTTGCCGCGTTTCGCGGTGAAGGACTGACCGCGCAGGTCGCCGAGGACGATCGGGAAGTGTCCCGCGTCTTCGAGGAGGTCGATCAACTGCTGAGTGTATGGCCACCACTTGGGAGCCGTTGACCCCGCCGGAGCGATGACGACAACGCGCCCCGGGAGTTTCGCTCGCTCGGCGAGCGCCCACGCCGTCTCGGCCTGCGTCGGGTAGAAACGCTGGCGCGGTTCGTTCGGGACGCCGGCAACGCGATGGATCTCCTCCAGATAGTTCCTGTCTCCGAAGAGACGCCGCCGCTGCGCCTCCGTCCGCCAGAAGTCGACTTCGTTGGGAGCCGGCAAGAGCCGTGTCTCGACGATCCCGATCAGGTTCTCGAAGCGGTCATATTTCGGGGTCTCATACAGGAAATAGGACACGATCCCAGACGCGTCATACAGCCCCTGAGGGACGACGATGATCCGGTCGATATTCGGATCGTTCCGGAGGACTGACTCGCCCGCCTCCTGCGTGTAGACGGTGACGTGATAGCCCTCTTCCTTGAGGTGCGACGCGACGCTCGACGACCAGAGCGCGTCGCCGAATGCGCCGAGGCGGACGACCGCGGCCGTCTTCGCCGGTTTCGGCGCGTTCCACGACTCGATCCGGAGCCCGTCGGTGCGCTTCCGGAAGACGAGCAGAAACGAATACTCGCGGCCTCCCGAGCGGACCTCGGCGCGTTCCAGCGTCCATCCGCCCTTCGCTTTCTTCATCGCGCCGACGATATCCGACGGCTCAAAGTCGTGTTTGTGATCCGGGTTCGCTCCCGGCTGCCCGCGTCTCGGGTAGTGGTCCCGGTGCGGCAGGTAAAGGATCAGCCGCCCCCCGGGCTTCACGAGCCTCCACCATTCCAGAAGCGCGGCCTGATACTCCTCGATGTGCTCTAGGAGGTGAGACGAGAACACGCAGTCCCACTCTCCGGAGCCGAAAAGCGAGAGGTCCTCGCACGAGTCGACCATGATATCGGCCCGGATCTTCGAGCCGAAGAGCTTCGTGTCCAGACCGTTATCGACGCCGATGAAGTGCGGCCAGACTTTCTCGCCACCGCATCCGAGATCGAGGCAGCGCCCGCGCACGTACGGGACGAGTTCGTGCCGGATCTTCCCGGCTTCGTTCCCTTCCGGATCTTCCGCGCGCCAGACCATCAGTCAGCGCCCTTTTTCTTCTTGCCTTCCGCGGCCGGGAACACCGGGTCGACGGGCTCGGCTTGCTTCTCCGGCTCGACGTACATCTCCGCCTTGTTCATGGAGACGAATTCGCGCGCCTCTGCATAGGGGAGATCGAGGACGTCGCCGGTCGCCTTGAGGACGCCAGCGATGTAGAACGGTTTCGTGACTCGGATCTTTGCCGTCTTGGGATGAACGATCATTTTCGCTCCTGTCGCTTTGCTGGTCGGTTGTAAAAGCGGGAGCCGACGAGAACGCCGGCCCCCGATTCTCTGTAGCTCCGTCGCTTACTTCGTGATGCCCGTCCCGAGCGAGAACGCCGCCGGATAGCGGACGCCCACGTCGCAGGTGTAGAACGCCCGGACGCCGACGATGCCCGCGGCGAAGTTCGCGTAAGGGTTCACCTCGACTTCGAGAACGCCCCACTCCGCGATGACGACCTGATTGAAGTCGCCGAAGAGGAGGTGCCCCGCGGTCATCTGCGCCGAGGACATCGCGCGATAGTCGTCGTCGATCCGGCCCTCGTTCAGCCGGCCGCGCCAGAGCGGGGTGTCCGTGCTCGCGAACTTCTGCTTGCCCTTCAGGAACCCGGCAATCGCGGGGGTCGTGACGTAGCCCGACATGTCCGAAAGCGCGTTGCCGCCCATCGCGTCCGACTGGAACTCCAGAATGTTCGCATAGACGACGTCGCCGGTCGTGATCGTCACCGATCCGATACCCGAGACGGCCGTGATACCCGTCGGCTGCTCCGAGCCGGTGCCGTACAGCGCCTTCTGGTCGACCGTCAGGCCGATGACCGCCGCGAGGTCCGACATCACCAGCTGCTCGGCGTCCGGAGACGATTGGAGCAGAAGCTGACGGCTGATTTCGGTGTACGCGCCGACGTTACGAGGCGTCAGAGCGAGCTGACCGATGACGAGCTGGCTCTCGGTCGCGGCCGTCGCTTCGGTCGCGAGCCAGTAGCCCGTACCCGGTGCGGTCTGCTTCGGAATGGTCACCGACCCTTGGAGGCCGCTGAGTCGATTCGCGCCCATCGACATGACGACGGAGTTGTTCCGCAGGAGGTCGATGAAACCCTGGTTCCCCGTCGAGACGAGATAACCGCCCATCGTCGACGTTCCGACGATCAGGTCCCGTCGCTGGATCTCCAGCGGGACGTAGAAGGTGTGCTCGTTGGGGACCTTCCCCATCCGCTGGGCGATCGTCTTCGATGCTTCCGCTTCGAGGCCGGCCATGTTCCAGTTCTTGTTCACGACCGCGTTCATCGCGCGCGTGATCGAGAACTTCCGGATCTCCGCGTCCGAGAGCCCGACCTCAACGTTCTTCGAGTCCTTCCGGCTCCGCTCTTCGCGGATCGTCAGGAACTCTTTCGAGATCGTGCCCCAGTCCGCGCCGCTCGCGATCCAGCGCTGCGCATACATCTCGTCCAGCTGCGCTCCGCGGCAGAGATTGATGATCGCCTCTTTCCGCTCGCGCTCCATCGTTGCGACGTCTTTCTGCGGGGTCGTCCCGACGACTTCGGCGGTGCCCGCCGCGGCTTGTACTGCGTCAGCCATTTTGGCTCCTTTCGTGGCGGTGTCCGCCGTTGGTGAAACAGCGGCAATCGCCGCCTGTTGATCGTTACTCCGTCCGATCCCGACCGTCGGATCGGCAGGGACCGTGACCAGCGAATTCTCGTGCGGCTCCCAGTCTACGACAATGAACGTCGACTCCTCGCCGTCTCCACGGTCGAATCGCCCGAGATCGAGGTCGAGCGTTGCGAGGAAAGATCGCTTCGCCGGTCCGTTCTTCGCCATCGCGCGGTTGACCGCGCCCTCGAAATATGCGCCGTCGATCTCGCGGGAGAGCTGCTTGCCGTCCTTCGCTTTCGACTTCTCGATGATCTTGTGAATCGTGTAGCCGATCGAGGCCTTGGTCAGTACGCCCGACTCGACCAGCGCGATCGTCTCCCGGCCGACTTGCGTCGCGGAGGTTAGCCGGACCTTGCCACGCAAGACGCCATCCTCGCCGTGTCGAATCGTTCCCGGAACGTGGACGCCGCGGAGTTCGTTCCAGTCGTGGTTGAAGAGAACTGGAGCCCCGTCGTTCAGCCGGCCGGTCCTGACCGCTTTCTCGGACGTATCCAGAATCTCCGTTCCCCACCACCGTTCATAGGGTTCTGGTGACGCGAAGGCCAGATCGACGACGAGATCCCCGTCGACGGCCTGCGCGTCCGCTCGGTTGACGCCAATGAATCGCTTCTGCATCCCTATCTCCCGATTGAAACGACCCGACCCGCGGGGGTCGGTTCGTCGTTCTCTACCGAATCCGCCGACCCGCCGCTATCGGTCGGCTCCGCCGGCTCCGGAACCTCGGGGGGCTCTTCGACGTATGTCGTCGTGTCAATGTCAGCCTCCTCGAAGAGTTCCAGCTCGCGCGCGCGCGTCTTGATAACGTCCTCGATATCGCGGCCGGCTCCGGTCTCGGCGATGACGTCCGTGACCGTCGTGAATCCCGCCCGCACAGCTTTCTCCGCCGCATCGACTTCCTTGGTCGGGTCGATCCACGACCATCCGCGGGGCTTGAACCGAATCGCCCAGAACTTCTTGGGGTTCGCGGCGAACTCGGCCGGAGAGATCGACGGGATCGCCCCGGAGAGGACCGCCTGTGTGAGCCAGTTCCGGTAGACCGGGACGCGGAACTCCCGAATCCACCATTGCTGGAGGATCCGCCAGAGGTCGCGATCGTCGATCAGCGAGAGCCGCGAGGACGAGTAGTTGCTCTGCGAGTAGTCGCGCGAGAGCGACTCGTATGAGACGTCGACGCCGGCCGCGACCTCGCGGAGCATCATCCGCATGAACGGATCCATGTTGGCGTTCGGACGGTTCGGCGCGAACGGATTGAACCGCTCCCCGGGTTGGAGACGAAGCACCTGCGCGGGAGCGAGTTCCACCTCGAAATCGCCGCTCGCCTTTTCGGTCTCCTCTCCATACGCTTCCGGATCCGTCGAGTCGGTCTCGATCGTCGCCATGTAGGACGCCGCCCCGCGCGCGGCGGTGATCTCGGCCTCCGAGTAGCCATCCATGTCGTTGAGTCGACGAGCGACCGCGTGGAGCCACGGCTCGCCGCGCGTCTGCGGCCAGCGGTCGGTGAGCTTCAGATGGTAGACCTCTGACGCCGGGATCCGCTCGACTTTCTGCCGCGCCTCGACGGGAACCCGATAATCCCCGGGGTGATTCGTCCGGATCCAGTACGCCATCGGACGCCCGTACGTGTTGACCTCGACGCCCATCTTGACGACGTTCCCGGGAGCGGCATTTAGCGTCGCCGCGTTCATATCCGGGATGAGCCGCTCCGATTCGATAACCTCCAGAGCGTAGGGGATCCGGCTCGTCCCGAAAGGACGGAAGTGCTCGCGGATGAGGATCTCCCCGGCCTCAAAGACGTGCCCGATGCCGAGCCGCTCGATATCCGGGAGCGCGAGGACTCCGCCGGTATGGCAGTTGATCGACCGCGACCACTCCGTGTGCGCTTCCTCGATCTGCTCGTTGACGTCGCGGCGAGGATTCCCTCGGGACGATTCGACTTGCGCCTGAATCCCGATCCCCGCTCCGATCACGTTCGCCTGGATGATCCGCTTCGCCCGCTTCGCATAGGACGCATCCCGGACGAGCTGGCGCGATCGGTTCCGGAGCGCCGTGAAGCTAGTGGATAGCTCGGAATCGGCCGAGGTCGTCGTCTGACCCCAGTCGGCGGTGAGCCGCGACGCCTTCGCCGCGCCATACATCCGCACCGCGCGGGGCTTCGCTTTCGCGGGAGCGAATACGCCGATCTCCGGGAGAGGCTCCGGCGTCCGGTCCTTCCCGAGCCCCACTGCGCGCGCAATGCGCTTCGCGATCGAGTCACTCACGGCTAAACCTCACGGCGATGTTGCGCGGCCTCTTCAGGCCCGCGGCGGAACGATCGGCCATGTCCTCGTTGTAGACCTTCATCTCATACGAGGAGATCGCGGCGATGAGTTCCGGGATGTCCCGGCTCGTCCACTGCCGGTCGGCGATCGCATAGCTCTTGACCCCGAGCTTGAGCTGCTCCAGCGCCTCTTCGAGCGCCGCAAGCATCTTCCGAGCGTGCGAGCGCGTATCGAAAGGCCGAGCGCCCTCGACGTTCGGCGTAATGGTCAGGTATCCCGCCCCGATCTCGAAGCGATGCGTGGGATCCTTCGCGAACGCCTTCCACTGGTAAACGCCGGGAGCGCGGGCGGAGCTTTCGGCCGCGGTCTGAGCGATCAGATGATCGGTCCCGTCGTCCGTCGAGTCGATCGAGAATCGCGTCTCCGTGTTCCAGAGGACGAGAGTCACCGACCACGTCGGTGCCGGGTAGTCCGACGCGGAGATCCCCCACGACCAGGTGTCGCCAGCTGCGACCTTCGTCGGCATCTCGATCGTCGTCGTCATAGCTCGACCACCTCCACATAGCCGTCAAGCTCAACCGTCTGGCCGTCCGAATCGACCGCGATCGCGGTCTGCTTGTACGTCTCTCCGGCCGTCCCCGCCGCGCCGAAACAGGTAACTTTCCGCCCCGCGAAACTTTGCCCCGAGAGGGTCAGCGCGACGCTCCCGGAGACGACTCCGCAATTCGTGGACGTGATCGACGTGATTGAGGCGATCGTCGCCGCGGATCCGAGCACATCCGTGAAGTCGAAGACGATTTTGACGACCTCGGCCGGCTGCTTGCGGATCGTTTCGATCACGGGTTCAGGTCCGCGCGAGTCACCACGATGTTCTTGCCGTCGACGTAGACCCGGACGCCCGCGATCTCAACGACGAGCCACTCGATGTTCCGCGCGTTCTCCGTCCCGAAACCCTTGACCGCGCGTCGGCGGAACATCCGGCCATCGGTTTCGAGGAGAGCGATATTGCTCTCCCCGTTCGTGGCGTGCTTCGAGCCATCGACGTCGACGATCTCGAAAGGCCGCGGAGCCAGGAGCGCGGCAACGTCGCCCATCAGATCTCGTCCCAGGCGAGCGTTAGCGTCTCCGCGGCGAGGACGCCTCCGGTCGCGGTCGACGTAACCTCCATGAGCAGGACCGCGTGATCGCCTTTCTCGCCCGTACTCGTGAACGGTCCCGCGCCGAGCGAGAGAGCCGCGCCGCTCGTGTACGTGAACGCGTTCGTGTAGCCCGCGCTCGCGGTCCCTTCCGCCGGGGTCGCGTAGGACGCAACCGCTTTCGCCCAGAGGTTGACGCCGGTCCATCCGCTCGATCCGTCCGTGTAGACTTTGACGTTCGTGATCTGCGTATAGGTCCCGCCGGAGACGTTCATCCGGAGCCACTTCTCGAAGGACCAATCGCTTCCGGCCCCCGGCTTAACCATCGGGTTGTTCAGGTCGACGGTCGAGTTGTCCGCGTTCTTGAACCGGACGGTTCCGCTCGTCTTGTCCGTCGTTGTGCCGCCCGCCCCGTTCTTCTCGACGATCTGCACCGTTGCTGCCATTTCGCTCTCCTATTGGACCACGCGCCGCGTGGCGCGGAATGACGGCCTCGCGGTCGCCTTGAATGTGTAGCCCTCCGCCTCGACTGCGGCGGAATCGTAGATGTAGCCGTCCATCGTCGCCGTCGCCGCGCGCGCCCACCTAACGGCGGAGTCTAGCGCGGAGACCGCGGTCGACGTCGCCGCCAGCGCCGCGTCGAGGTTCGCGGTTACGGTTCCGGCCGCGGCGACGACGATGTCCGCGTCCATGCTCGCGGTCGCGGTGCGTGCAAGCGATATCGCGGAGTCGAGAGATGCGGACGCCACGCGAGCGTAGCGAATCGCCGAGTCGAGCGAGACGCTGACGGTCGTCCCGGCTTGTACGTATCCGTCGAGGCTCGCTGTAGCGGAGAGCGCACGCTGTATCGCCGAGTCGATCGTCGCGGAGGCGCTACGCGCCAGTTGGATTCCGGAGTCTAGACTTGCCGTCGCGGAGAGCGCGCGACGGATCGCAGCGTCGAGGCTAGCCGTCGCGGTAGAGCCGGCCTGGACGTATGAGTCGACCGAGGTCGTCGCCGTCAGAGCCGCACGGATCGCCGACTCAAGGGACGCGGTCGCCGTCAATGCTCGCGAGATCGCGGCCTCGATCGACGACGTCGCGGAGATCCCGCGCTGCACGCCAGCGTCGATCCCTGCCGTCGCCGATCGCGAGGCTTGGACTGCGGCCTCCAGCGAGAGTGTCGCAGTTCTAGCGGTCGATCCTCCTGCGAGATCGAAGTAGATGCGCCGCGACGCCGACTGATAGATGCTCCACGGATACGCGCACCATTCCATCGCCTCCGCGATCGAAAGGCGGCGATTCCAAAACGGGGATTGGTAGATCACGCCATCGAGGAAGGTCGTCCCTTCGGTGCGAGAACCGTAGCAAATATTCCCCGTGAAATATTCAATGTTCCCGGTGGTCGTGCCGGCTTTTGTCGCGGTCAGAACACGCCCGTTGAGGATCACCGTTACCGGGTCTTCCACCCTACCGGAAGAGGAAAGCACGAGCCGATTGTCGGCCGTGTTCGCGGCGAAGGTTCCCGCCCCAACTCCGAAATAGTTATAGCCGGCGTTTGTTCCCTGCCTCCACCATAGGTCACTATCCGAGACTCCCAAGCCCAGGCGGACTTCGATGCCATAAAGCGTCGTTCCCGGCTGGTAGGAAAAGAGGCCGGAATATTGCGACAGGGTGCGCAGACTGAACAGAAATCCGATTGTGTACGGATTCCCCGCGAGCGCGGGGATAGTCCCGTTCGGAAAAATCGTCGACTGGGTCGAATAGGAAACGCCCATCCCGTGAATCCCGGGACGGCGCGTGCCGCTATTTGAGGTGGGCAGAACGCCTTTGAGGTTGATCCGCCCGCCGATCGCGCTGAACACGCCACCGATTCCGAGCCCGATCCCATCGGTCCGGATACGTCCGTCGCTCGTCGGCTGCCGCAGTCTGCGGCTGGGGATGATGATCGCGGTCATCGCGGACTATCAGGCGACGTCGAATTTCACGCCCGTGTATTTCACGAAGTGATTCCCCGCTGTCGAGTTCAGATTGACGCCGGTATTGTGGGTGACGAACACGGACCACTTCGGCGGCATCGTTCCGCCGAATAGCTCGGCGACCGAGACCGGACCGAAGGCATAATCCCGGTCGCTCGTGTTCGAGTCGACGTTCATAAACGCCGCCTGCTTGAGGAACCCTTGTCCGACGCCGACGGAGGTGACGGTCTCGCCGGAGTCGGTTCCGTCCATCACGTCCGGATACGTCGGCGTGTCATCGAGCGGAGCGAAGACATAGACGAGGATCTGAGTGTTCGTCGTCGGCGTGGTTCCCACTCGGATCTTACCAGCGAGGAGAGCGTCGACGTACTTGTTCGTGGTGTTGTCGACCACCGCCGACTCTTGGCCGGCGGCGAATGTCGACGACGTCGCGAGGGACGCCAGCGAGATCGAGACCGTCGCGGTCGCGGCATAGTTCGGGGTGACGGTTGCCATCAGAGGTTCCTTGCGGCGGTGACGTCCTGATACGAGATCGCGCCCTCCCAGGTCATCGTCGCGGGAGACGCGTTGCTGCCCGTTCCGGTTGCGAAGAGTTTCTCCGCTCGCGTCGCGAGCCTCTTCCAAAGCGCGAGGAGGTTCGCGCGGGTATTCGTTCCGCCGGCCCCCGAGAAGACGTCATCGAAGAACGCCCGATTGTCCGGAAGGCTCGGATTTACTCCTCCCGCGAGATACTGGGCGAGCGTCTGGAGCCGGGTCTGGTTCCCGGTCGTCAGGCCGGCCAGCTCGGTGCCGTTGAACTTCTTGCCGACCTCGTTGATCGTGACGTTCGTCTTCCAGACCGTGAAGTCCGGCGAGGCGTTCGCGTTGTAGGCGCGCGCGATCGCGTCGTTCCCGTCCGGAGTGTTCGGCTGCGAAGAGAGCGCGGGATCCGCGAGAATGTCCGTTTTGAGCGTCTGAAGTTGAGCCGGGGTCATTCCTTCCGCTTCCTCTCGAAATAGTTGATCGCCTCGGGGATCGCGGCGATAAAAATGCACACGACGATCCCGAAGGCGAGGACGAGGAGGAGTAGATCCCAGTACGCTTTCGCGATGCTCAGGTCAGCCACTCTTCCTCGCCTCCGGGAAAGATAACCCCGAATCGTAACGGAGAACGGGTCAGGGTTTCCTCGTCGCGTTTCCCGTCTGCTCGATCACTCCGCCGCCGAGTTTCGCGAGGTTCGCGAGCGCCTCGATCGCGACTTCCTCCAGCGCGACGACGGATCCGATCGGCAGATCGGAATAGGTGATATCAACCCGATGCCACGGAAGGCCCTCGGGAGTCGCAATGTCCATCGTGATCTTCACGTTCAGTCGCTCTTGCATCTCTCTTCTCCTCGTCCGCTCCCCGAGTCGCCGCGGCTAGTCAGGGAGCGGACGCCGAAAGGTTAGATCCCCTGTTGCCCGGGCCCGGTCATCGCGTGAAGAGGCGACGACTCGGGGAGATCGAGCGGCTCCGAAACGGCGATGTACTGGTTCACGAGGTTTTCGAGCTTCGTGATGATCGCGAGCGCCCGGTTGTGATCGTGCTGGATCATGTTCGTCGAGAGCCTCGCGCTCTGACTATTCGCGAGTTCGTCACGAAGCAGCTCGAAGAGGACGCAGATGTCATACGCGCTCTCGTTTTCCAGATCCGCGATCTCGGGAGACTTCGGCATCGGGATCCACTGGGGCCCGGTCTCCGGGAGATCGAGGAGCGGCTGCGCCACGATCCAGGCGATGAAGCTGCGGAGGCTTGACGTATAGCTCAGGACGCGCGTGACGTCGAATGGCATCGTCTGGCTAACGCCGGAGGACTGGCTCTTGAGGACCTCGACGATGAATCGGTTGATCCTCCGGACGAGGGAGAAGATATCGGTGTTGCACGTCTGCGCAGGGGTCTGCGGGGTCGTCGGCGTCATTGCTTTTGCTCCTACGGCTGTTTTGTTGGAAGTTAGCATTACTACTTTCTCCACCAGGGAGTCATGTCGTGGGTCGACTTACGAGCGCCGAGTTGATTCGCTCGCAGGTCGGCGAGGGATCGCGCGTAACTCTGGACCGCGCGCGCGAGAACCGCTTCATCGCGGAGCCCCGCCGCCTTGATCCGGATCACCAGCGTCTCTTCGTCTCGCCCGCTGACCGAAGAAACGATGACATGAACCCCGTAAGAGCCGCCATCGTTTCCAGGTTGCGTCGCCATGTCGCCAGAAAGTCTAGCGCACTCGAAACGGAGACGCGTTCACCAGTTCCGGATCCATCCCCCGGGACGTCGCGCCTGCCGAGCCGGCGTCGGTCTGCGTTGGTTCGGTAGGGGTTCCCGTACCTCTACCGCTTCCGGGGCCTCCACGATCGCTTCCTCGGGCGGGGCTTCCGCTCTTTCCCGCTTCCGCTTCGCGATCGCCTTCCAGTTCACCTTCCCGAGAGAGCAGAGAGCCGCGTATGCGTAGACACGACAGTCCAGCGGTTCGTTGGGGATCCCGGAGCGACGCCGGTATTCCCGGACCGGGAAGCCCTTCGAGTAGCGGAGGTGGACGGACTCACAGGTCAGGCCGAGGAACCACCGCTCATCGCGATCGGACGGGAAGTGGCAGTAACCCGGCCCCGGCTTCCGGATCTTCAAGTTCGCGAAGAGCGCATCCTTGGCCGCATCGACGCCGATGACGAAAACCTTGTGCCCCGTCTTCCCGCGCGACGGTTTGTAGGGCCAGACCTGCCGCCGGCCGGCCGCGCCCTTGATCGCGTAGATCCTCCGCCCAGGCGAGGAGTAGGCATAGACCTGCTGCGTATGGTGCCCGCCCGAGTCGATGCAGACCGCTCGCGGCCGGAAGAGCTTGATGGTATCGGTCAGCTGGTTCCACGTCGCAGGGAGAGCCGGGTCTCCGCCGATTGTCCCGTAATGAAGCGACCAACTCTCGGCGTCCTCGCCCCATCCGACAACCTCGAATTCGAGCCGATCTTGCTGCACGTCGACGCCGATCGTCCGGAAGAGAACGGCCTCCGGTTCCTCCGTCCATCGTTCGCGTCTCGACATCAGACTGCCCTCCTCTGGGTGATCGCCGTCCTCCTCGAAGGTTCGCCCCAGGATCGTGTTCGTGAACACCTTGATCGTCGCCGGGAGCCGGCGGGACTCCTCGAACTCCGCCGCGAGTTTCGGCCACGCCGCGTTTGCCGAGTAGGAGTAGCCGGCCCAGATATGGAACCCGGCATGCCCCCGGAACGAAGCCGTCGCGCGCCATACGCCCCGCTCTACCATCCATCGCTTCCGGGATTCGTCCGAGACGGACGCGCAGGTCGGGCACGCCCTGACGATTTTCTCCGGCCTCCCCTCGGGCCATGAGAACTGTTCCCACTCGATCGGGGAGAACTCCCCGCAGTGGGGACACGGGACGAAGAAAAACCGCCGGTCCGACTGCTCGAAGGACGCCTCGATCCGGCTCGCCCCCTTGATCGTCGGCGTCCCGCCAAGGGCAATCTTCCGGTCCCGGAAGGTATCCGAGCGCCGCTTTCCGAGCGCGATCTGGTCGCCCTCGACGCCGGCCCCCTTAGTCGGGTAGCCGTCCACCTCATCGAAGAACACCCGCTTGACGGTGATCCGGCGGAAGCCCCGCGGTGCATTCGCGCCGACCAGGTAGAGCGTCCCGCCCGGGAACCGCTTCCGCTTGATCGTGTTCGACTTCGATCTCGACTTCTGGTCGGCGACGAGCCCCGCGAGCACAGGCGTGTCCCGGAACATCGGCTCAAGTTCGTCCTTCGAGTAGTCCTCGGCGTCCTCCAGCGTCGGCTGAACGACGAGCATCGGAGCCGGGGAGTGGGCGATCCCATAGGCGATCGCGTGGTCCAGGATCTTCGTGTACCCGACCCGCGCCGACTTCATTACCGTTATCGTCTCGATCGCCGGGTCGGTGAACGCATCGAGGATCCCGTTCTGATATGGATACGCCCGCCACTTCCCCGGCTCCGCGGAAGTCTCGGCGGAGAGCGATGCGAACCGCGCCGCCCACTCGGAAAGGGAGAGAGTCGGCGGAGGAGTCCATCCGCCCGTCGTCGTGTACCAGACGTCCCGGTTAGTCATCCGGAGGTTCGGCCGCGGCGAGTTCTGTCAAGGCCTCGTGGACGAGGTCGGAGAGCCTCGCGAAGAGATCCTCCCCCGCGTCCGGGAAGTCCGCGCGCAGCCGATTCTGCATCCCGAGGAACTTCTCACGCGCGTTGTGGACCTGCGCGAGCATGACCCGCACGGCCTCCTCTCGGTCGATCAGCTCTCCGGCTTCCTTCCGCGTGATCTGCTCGATCCGGACCGCTCGCGCCTGCGCCTCTCGGGTTCGCGCGTCGAGATACTGTGAGTCGTGCCCGAGCTTCGCATCGGCAGAGTGTTTTCCGGAGGAGCCCCGGCCGTTCACTTTCCGGGTCGCCTTCGGTTTCGCGTAACTCGCTGATTTCATTAGCCGGGTTATGCCTATGAAGACCCTACAGCTAGAGCAATTTCGCGGGCGATTGACGTC